CGCCAGCGCCAGATGGAAATAAGAGCCAGCCCTCTTACCCTTCCCCGCTCCCCCGTATAAAAAAAACACCGGTACAAAATTCATGCTGCTACCCTCGCTTGTGACGCCAGCGGCGGCGGGGATGTGAATCCCTGATTGGCTCTTGAGAACCGCTCGACATACAGCCGCAGGCGCGTATTTGCCGCCCTGCGCCCTGCATTTTCCTGCCGATACGAAACCGGCTCGGCGTCGAATGCGGCTTGGTACACCTCCGCGTAGGCATGCGCGATTTTTACCCGCTGCGCGGTCGGTAACTGGCGTAACGTTTCCTGAATCCAAGCGGCATCCTCACGGCAATACGCGACTGGCATAACAGGTTTCACATAGTTGAATGCGTCCATCTGGCACCTCCGAAAATCAAACGGTTGTGTTATTACGGCAGATGGCCACCAGCGTTATTCGCGTCGATGGGGAATGATTTGGGTATTTGGTGGTTGTTCAGACTGTGGACAGAAAACGCTGTACAGCAGGACGATGCTTTCTTGAAATTTAGCGATAACGGCATAGCTGTTTTCATCAATCGCCCGTTTCTCTTCAGCATCAATCACGCCGTCTTCTGTAGCGTGGCGAATTAACTCAGAGTGACGACCGATATATTCAATCGCTTCCATCAAGCGCAGGTTCACATCGCCATTCTCTATCTCTTCAATGCTCGGTAGACGGACGTTAACGCTGTTTGACTGGCGTGATACCGCATCAGCAAATAGCGTTGTGCCACCAGCTTGCTGTAGCACTATCAGCCAGCCGATCGGGAATATTTGGTTACTGTCAGGACGCAGACGGTTAAACAGGGCGTTCTCTGTAACTCCCAGCCATTGAGCAGCCTCAGCGTATCCACCCGGCAGGCCCGTAATGATTTTTCTGGCAACGGCTATCACCCAATCGGGCTGTTTCTCTGCCTGCCATTCTGGTTTTTGCTGTGACACAGTTAGGTTCTCCTGGCTGTGGTTACATTGAACTGATAGCTGTTAGATACTGGGTTCCATCAAGCAACTTGATCGGTCTGGTGCTTGCTACTTGGAAATGGCCTCAGTTCTTCTGCTTCCACACGGCCATCTGGTAGCTGAATAACAAATATTTTTCTTCCAGTTCGGACGGCCTTACTGATCGCAGTCTGGTGAACACCAATTGCATCAGCCGCTTTCGCCTGACCGTTCTCCCTGACGAAATCAGCGAGAGTTTGTTTTTGCATTGTTGGCTCCTGAACTCACTTACAAAACAATAATACCCAAAGTATTAAATAAATCAATACTTGCGGTATTTCATTTTTTAATAACGTAGGTATTAGAATTCAAGGATGGAAAAGAAAAAGAACCTGACCGCGGAACAGCTCGAAGATGCTAAGCGTCTAAAGGCTTTGTACGAGTCGAAGAAAAAAACATTGGGTGTTACCCAGCAGCAAATCGCTGATGAACTGGATATAACTCAAGGCGCAGTAGGCCACTATCTGAACGGAAGAAATTCGCTCAACGTGGCTACGGCCTCTGCGTTTGCAAAAATTTTACAAGTATCAATTTCAGACTTCAGCCCATCGTTGGCAAAAGAAGTTGCCGGGTACTCACATGTAGCAGAACCCAACGTTACATACGTCGCATCGTACAAACCAAGCATAAAATATCCACTCATAAGTAAAGTGCAGGCTGGCGAATGGGATGAGGCAGTTGAGTCATACACACTAAAGGACATCGATCACTGGTTCGAATCTGACGCCCACATACAGGGTCAAGGGTTTTGGCTGTTGGTCGAGGGGGAATCAATGACATCCCCCTCTGGCCTGAGTATCCCAGAGGGAACTTTGGTTTTGTTTGATACTGGCCGTGACGCAGTAAACGGTAGCCTAGTTGTCGCAAAGCTGACAGATTCAAACGAAGCTACATTCAAAAAACTGATAATCGACGGTGGTGTGCGTTATCTGAAAGGGTTGAATCCAGCATGGCCGATGCGGGAAATCAACGGGAACTGCCGGATCATCGGCGTCGCAGTGGAAACAAAACTGCGTCTGATATAGCCATGGCTAAAGTTCTGCGGCAGCAGTGCAGTCCATTGAGTACAAACGGTTTGCTTGAACTATGCTGTAGCTGTTCAGACTATGATGAGGTTGGTTTCATTGTAATGATAAACAACTGATGATCATTGATACTCAGCAAGTCCTGTATATTGTAGTCTTGACATTAAAAAAAAAACAAAAATCCAGTTGACGGATAGATTGGTTTGACATACCTTTAGGCCATCAGGCTTGGCCCCGTTCGTAGACAATTGTTAATATCTACATAACGGCTCCAAGCCATTTTTTTTTGGATGAAAAATGAAGAAAGCAGCAATTATGATTGACGCTGGCTTTTTTATGCAGCGGGTACATGCCACACAGAGAAAACATTTTAAGGATCATGAACTATCAGCAACCCACATAATGAAAATTATATGGGCCTTGGTTCAAAGCCACTTGAATGGAAGGAAACAGTCTCAAGATAAAAGAGAGCCTGTTGAGCTTTATAGAATTTACTTCTATGACTGCCCTCCACTTGATATTCAGACAAGGCTACCACTACCATCAGATCCATCTCATAAAACTCCAGGAAGAAAAAATTTTAAATTAGAACCAAGTTACATTCTCCGAGAAGCTTTACACGAAGAACTCCGCAAAAGCAGAAAAACAGCGTTACGCTTAGGAACCTTGGTCGATAATAAAAGATGGCAGCTTAAAACTCATGCTCTTGATGCACTCATGACTGGAAGGCGCAAATGGGATGAGTTAAACAACGACGATTTCTACTATGATATAAAACAAAAGCAAGTCGACATAAAGTTAGGTATGGATATAACTACACTTGCTTATGAAAAGTTAGTCGATGTAATAGTCCTTGTCGCGGGCGATTCTGATTTCGTTCCAGCAGCAAAACATGCAAGGATAAAAGGGATAGACTTCATTTTAGACCCGCTACGGCAAACTGTCACCGCATCTTTATCTGAGCATATTGATGGGGTTCATTCCTACAGCTTGATTTCTGGCATGGCTGATGCTTTAGAAGTGGAGCCAACTCCATTACCTGACTGGTGGCACGAACGAAAACCGAAAAAGCAAACTGCCCGACCTCCGAGACACAAAAATACAAGGGCACAAAATCATAGATAATGTTTCCATTTTTTATATCCCGCTACGGCGGGATTTTTTGTACCTGTCGTTTGGCTAATCCCCTCACCTATCCCACCTATCGATTAACCCGTCACACACCCGCAAAAAATAAATTCACTTATAAATCAACAGAGGAATACTTGCAGTATTTATTTTAATACTTTAGGTATTGACCAGCAATAATACCTGCGGTACTTTTAACCCATCGAGACAATACACTGTCTCAGATGACCGCTTAGACCACCGAGAAATGCAAAACCGGTGCGAGTGCGAGGGGTGCAGGGGTAGTGAGAGCTATGCCGTGACCACAGCAAAGGATAAGTGAACTTATAAAGCGTCCTCTGGGCGCTTCATTAAGACCACTACCTGAGAGGATACCTCAATGCGTAAGTACAATTTCGTTATCTGCCATGTCTGCGAAGGACACGGCATGATGGACAACCCTGCTTTCTCCAACGGATTCACCAGTAGCGAACTGAATGACATGGAGCCGGAAGAGCGCGACATGATTTTAGACGGCGCTTATGACGTTCCCTGCACCCATTGCTGTGCTACCGGCAAGGTTCGGGTGCCCAACATTGCGGCGCTGACCTTTGCAGAAAAGCGCGAGCTGGTTGAGGAACGCCGTAACGCTCGCGAACTGGCGGAAATGGCACGTATGGAGCGCATGGAGCGCATGATGGGCTGCTGAGTGACTTCACCCTGCGCCTACCAGCTTTACGGGTGCATGAATGAAACCACTACCACCAGCAGTTGAGGTCATTATGAAACCTGACACCAACAAACGCCTTTCCCAAGCACAACATTTACGGCTTGTTCAGCAGATGCAATCACATTGTGACTACATGGAACGAAGCGGTATCCCACCAGCAATGCGATTTCACATGGCCATGAAGATTGGCCGTGAATATTACGCTGAATTAAAACATCAATAATTCCCGCCTTCACCAGGGCATCAACCGGGCGCGGGTTCGCGTCGCCGGATTCGTAACCGGCGATCTACATCCGAGGTAATCACGATGGCATTGATAAAGAGGTGTGTGATGGAAATCCTGATCACTTTAGCAATCATGGCTGCGCTGTCTCTCGTGATTGCCGGTGTTTATCACATTTATGAAATTTTCACAGGGTGAGGCTCACAATGAAAACCTGGACATATAAAGACATCACCGCGGCGACAGAAAAACAGATTACTCATTGCATATCCACATCGATTCAACACGCTGACTCTGCCGGCATTGCGGAAATGTATAAAGAATGGGCATACGGCGCATTCAATTTGTGGGCGGAAATCACCTGGGGCGAAAGGCAGGATGCGGACTTTGAACGTCTGAGAAAATTAGCCAACCCCGATTAACACAACAGCAAAGAGCATTGGGACGCACCGAATCCGTGAGATGCTAAACGTAGGGTGTGAACCAGTGCTCTTTTCGTTGTGGTAATCCTGCCACAACATACCCTTGTTATCCCTTTGGCGGTCACCGTTCTTCTAACCCAATACCGGAGGATGAAGATAATGTTCTGCGGCTGACTGCCCTTTTTACAGAGAGAAGCAATCCCCTGCTTCTGTGTGTGAAAGGAGAAAATGACATGTCTGAAAATGCTGAAAGTAAATGCACACCGTTCAGCCAACAGATTGCCTATATAAATAAAGGCACCCTGGACGCTGAATTAACTGAAACCCTCGCAATGATTATTCAAGCGGTTCGGGAAACACGAAAAAAAGGCTCGGTCACATTGACGCTTAACTGCGAAATGTTGAACAGTCGCACGGAAGACACAATCAAAGTCACGCCGGACGTCAAGTTCAATAAGCCGAAACTTGAGCTGGCCGATACCATCATGTTTTCTACCGCTGACGGAGATCTACTGCGTGATGACCCCGATCAGGTTCAGATGGACCTTCAGGTCATTAATACCAAAAGCAACGCGGCCCCTATCAAGTTGCAGTCCAACAGTTAATTTTTGATCTTTTCGTCCTGAAAATTAACCTTCCCCCATAAATAAACAATCAAGGAAAATATCTATGTCACAGATTGTTGACGGCTCTGCCGTGTCTGAAATTCGTAATCTGGCTATTACTGCACATAATCCAGGGACTGATATCCCATCAGCGATTGTGCCACACGATCATGATTTAACGTCGCTGGAAAAGTTCCAGTTGCAGCCATCATTGATTCGCCAGCAGGTTAATCTAATCGCTGTTTCATCATTGATTGCCTACGTTAACAAATTCAAAGACCCGCGCACCGCCATCTTTGCCGACAATACCAAAACAAAGATTGTTGCCGTGCTGGACTATCACGAAAGCGCGGAGCTTCCGAGTTGGGGTAGCCACCGGGCGATCTACGACTGCCCGTTTTCCAAAGAGTGGAAGGAATGGGCTGCGCTGGATGGCAGTGCCATGCGCCAGGTGGAATTCGGTGAATTTATCGAAAAACACATCGGTGATATTGCGCCGGTTGGCGATACCTACGCCGGGCCGTCTGGCACGGAACTGTTGGAAATGGTCCTGGCATTCTCGGAAACGCGTAAATCTGAATTCAAGTCTGTAAAACGGCTGAATGACGGCACATTCCAGATGAGCTACAGCGACGAAAAATCCGGCAGCGGTAATACAAAACTACCGGAAAAAATCAGCCTGGCCATCGCCCCGTTCCACAATGGCAATCCGTACCAGATTGACGCCCGTTTCCGCTACCGTATTAAAGAGGGTCAACTGTTCCTTTGGTATGAGCTGATCGACCCTGAAAAGATCGTCGAACACGCATTCAGCGAAATCGTTACTGAACTGCAAAACGCTCTCGAAACCATCCCGGTTTACGAAGGCTCTATCTAATCCTCCCTTTTCTCCCTGAAAAGTGCAGCCTTATGCGCGCCCTGCGGTGCGCATAGTGAAGCATTTACCCGACAGGAAGATAAATATGGCCACATTAAACCAACGCTATGCCAGTAAAGAAACTGGCATCACTGTTAGAAAAACTCACCTGGTCCCACTGGAAGAAATTTATGCCGAGGGCGGCTATAACGTCCGTGAACTGAATCAGAGCCACGTTGAAGAATTTAGGGACGCGTTCATTGCCGGTGAATACATCCCCCCTCTGGCCGTCGAGGTAACAGAGCACGGCGTTAAGGTCATTGATGGCCATCACCGCTATTTCGGCGCGCTGGCCGCAAATGAGGCCGGGTGCGAAGTTCTCAGGCTTGAATGTAAGGACTTTGTCGGCACAGAGGCTGACAAGATTGCATTCATGGTCACCAGCTCACAGGGGTTGGCACTTACCCCGCTGGAACGCGGCGCAGCATACCAGCGGCTGGTTAATCAGGGCTGGAGTAACTCGCAGATAGCGCAAAAAGTTAAACGGTCGGAGTCCGACATTCTCCAGCACTTGCAGTTACATCAGGAGTGCTCGCCGTATGTCAAAAGTCTCGTTCGAGCTGGTTCGCTGAATTACGCCCTGGCGATCGATATAACCCGGAAGTATGGCGTTTTTGCCGACAAGGTAATCTCGAATCTGATGGAAAAGGCCGAGTCTGCCGGTAAAAAGAAAATTACGAAGTCGCTGGCAAAACCACAGTTCGCCGCGGCGAAAACCAAACGCCTGATTGAGCTGATCTATAAGTCTACCCCCATCGTGAGCCAGGACGGGTTGCGTGACTATCTAATGCTCCCGCCCGGCGTTAAAGACGAGGTGATGAAAATCCTCACCGAGTTTAAAGACTACAGCGAGGGGCAGCAGAATGAACATCAGCCAGAATAAAGCGCCTCTCTGGATTTCAGAAAAAGCCAACATCCTGTTAAAGCAGGTCAATACAGGTCGAGTTATCCCGCGCCGGACGCACGGCAAAAAATATCAAACGCTACGGGTTAATAAACGTTGGCGCCTGCTGTCACGCGACGGTACCAGTTGGGAATTACTCAACCACAACGATTACAACAACCTGATCGACAAATAACGAGCCTCGCCACCAGCGGGGCTTTTTATTGGAGGTTTTCATGCGCCATATCATAAGGGGTGAATTAACCCCACTGGAACGAAAGGCCGCAGAAGCGGCGCTTCAAAACCACCAGCAACGTTACGGCAATTACGCTCGACGGAAAAATAGCGAAACCTATCGCGTCCGCGTAGCCAATAAAACCTATTCCGTTGAAGTAATAAATCGGAATGCGTCATACGTTGCCACGGTGATGAACCATCACCGTTCTCTGCAGAAGATGTGTGGGGTGCCGTCATGACAACATTACGCCAAATAGAATTGATGCAGCACGCACTTGGTATTAGCGCTACGAAACGCGAGCCATACCGCAATTATTTTCTGGCGGGCTGCGGGCATTCAGATAATGACGATCTTGAAGCTCTGGTCACAGATGGAATGATGACCAAACGCCCCTCTCCTGATTTTGTCGGCGGCGGCAAGCTTTATCACTGTACAAAATCCGGGGAAGTCGCCGCTATATCAGCCCTACCCACTCCACCAAAGCCCACCCGCTATAGCGAATATCTTGATGCTGATTCCTGCCAAGATTTCTCGGAATGGCTACTGGGTTGGAAAAAGCCTGAATTCGAATACCGGCGTGATGGCGGCAGATATCAATACCGAATGTTCAGGAAATCATATAGCGATTATCACGGATATCCAGTTCGTGATGTAGAGGGCAATTGGTGCAATACGAAAAAGGCAGCAAAGGCCAGCTATAAAGAAGCGCTGAAATTCAGCAAGGAGGGTTTATGTCTGAGTCCGTAAAGCCAGATTATGTTGACGTCGATTATGACGGTCTTCCGATTTATCGAGATCCACCAGCGGTGCCGGATAACGGTGTAACGGCAGAACACCGCCGCGTCATCAAGATGCTACTTGATATTTGCGAGGCCGCGTTTGAACTCGCTGATGATAGCTGTCAGCAAGAGATTGACGGCGAGTTATGCCATGTTGTCCCGGACGATTCTTTTGCGAAGCTTTCCGACGCTCTGGACGAAATTGAGAACACTCTACCAGACGAGTATGAATACCTCCCGAATACAGTGCTGCAATGGGCGGCTGTACCGCGTCACGCATTACGTTCGTTGCTCCAGTTGTCCGGTAATTCAGGACAGGTACTGCAACATTCAGATGATGAAGCGTTTGATCGATTTGCTATTGCATGTAAAGCCAAACTTGCAAAGTCTCGCGCTAAAGGTCGGCGTGGATGGGATGACCCGCATCTTTGTAGCGTGGAAAGCCTGGCGGTGATGTTGGTAGCTCACCTGGTCAAAGGTAATTCGGGTACGTTCGAAGATGTCGGCAATTTCGCTATGATGCTCCACCAGCGCAAAGCCAATCCAAAAGTGCTATCGGACGCAGTAAAGGCTGATCGGTTCACTCCTGCCGAGCGTGCCGCGATAGATCGAGCATTGGACGGTGGAAAGCCGGTAGCTACAGTCCGTATCCAAAGCGGGCGCCTAGCAGGGAACAAATTCAATCTGGTTTATTCGCCTGCCATTCATGATCTGCCGGATGACGTTTATTATCTCTACACCGAGCCAGTAAGACGGTCTTACGCAGTGCCGGATGGTTTGCGGGCCGCAATAAACAAACTGTTCGATAACGATGGTAGCCGTGGACGCTATTCAGCTATCGCATGCGGCGATGCTCACCGCGAAATTGAAGCCATGCTCGCCGCCTCCCCACCGTATAATGGTATGGTGTCCAAACAGGAGAATAATTATGAAGGTTAGTGAATTACAGAAGCTTTTAGCGGCATGCGATCAAGATGCTACTGTTTTGATTGCCGGATTTGAGACGACCGCAAGCCTGTTTGTTGCAGAAGCGGACCTTGTCACTCAGTGCAAATCTGTACCGCAGCCTGAGAGCTCTATGTCAGGAAACCGCAGCATTTCTTTAGATGGTGATTCATCGATCTGGATCGGCTGGAGCAAAGATTACCGCACAGAAAGCTTTCTTGATGCCATAAAGAATCCGGAAAAGTATTCATAGAAAACAATCAACAATAAGTAATCATATCAACCATCTAGAGACCGCCTACTGGGCGGTTTTTTGTTATCTGGAGAATCCATGAATACAATATTTTTGTTAATGGCTGAATTTAACACTGCCACAATCCCACTGGCAGACATTGCCGAGCGCTATTTAGGCATGAAGCCAGCAACGGCAGATAAAAAAGCTGGTGCCGGTGATTTACCCATCCCTACATTTCGTATCGGTAACACGCAGAAGGCGCCTCGCATGGTTCATGTTAAGGATTTGGCGGATTTTATCGATAGTCGCAGAATTGAGGCGCAGGAAGAAATGCGCCATTGTTCGTCATGAATGCCTATTTTTCAGGTCTTCAAATCTCTGGTGCAGACTATTCGGGTATAGCTCCCGATAAACCTGCCACAGCACATTTAGCGAACGATGCCCGGTAACCTGGGCAACCTCCTCAATGCTAAATCCCGCCTCAAAAAGCCTGCTCGCCCCTTCCCGTCTCAGATCGTGATACCGTAAATCCTCAATACCCAAAGCTGCCCGCACTCGTTGAAAACCCGCTGTTATTGATTTTGACGAGTAGGGGAAAATAAATTCTGATTTTTTCGGCTGGCGCTGCACAATGTCCCACGCCTCCCCCAGCAAGGGAACCAGCATGTGATTACCGTCTTTTTTACGCGGATCCTTCCTGTCACGAACCAGAACGGCCTTTTGCCTTTCGTCGATATCAGACCACTTAATCCTACACACCTCACCAATACGCATGCACGACAAGATAGAGAAATTCAGGATATCCACAAATGGAATGATCGCCGCCCGATGATCCTGGCGTACCTTTAGCCCCTCTTCCAGTCGTGCCAACTCATCACCAACAGGGCGGCGGCTTCGTCTTTGTGACTTCCCCACAACCCCCATATTTACCAGTATTACACGCGCATCGGTTACAGGGTTCGCAGTGTAATCGATATCAAATATCGGTTTAGCAGCAGCCAAAACTGATGATAGGTAACTCAAATCATGGGAAACCGTTGCCGGACCAGCACCCGCGCCAGCACGTAAGCGACCATGCTCAACCACATCATTAACGGATAGGTCTGCCAGTTTTATTTCTGCGATATCACAGTCCACCAGCATGTTGAGAACATAATTCTTTGTACGACCAGCTTTACCGCCGAGAGCCGGATCGTTGATGTACTTCATCAGTAATTGCCGCACTGTTATTTGGTTTGCATCAGAATCGGATGGGACGCCACGCTCTTCAATTTCAGCTACACGGCGTGTACCCCATGTTTTTGCCAAAGCTAATTTCCCAAACGTTTTACTTTCTCTGTAAAGGTGTTTACCCTGCTCCTTCACCCCCACTGTGCAGCGATATCTCACCGTCCCATCTGCACGGGGTCTTTTAGCAATCGTAAAGTAAGCCAT